TAATTCTACCGGTGTAACCGAGTACGAAATTGCTTCCAACAACACCAATGCCATTTTTCAATACGCTATTGTCACCCCTACGGCGGCTGGCGTTATTGATTATGCTGGCGCGACAAGCGGCGGCACATCACCGGCACTGGGAGTCCTGATGGGCGTTCAATACCACGACACAGTCCAGAAGAAGCCTGTATGGCTCAACTACTGGCCGGGTTCTGGTTCTGTCAGCGTAGACACAAACTACCCTGTTAAGGCGTTTGTAGCTGACAATCCAAACCAACTGTTCAAAGTCGCGTCTGACGCAACACTTACAGACCGTGCAACTGCACTGGCTGGCGTGTTTGCAAACGCTTCTCTGGGCACTTCAGCACGTACCGGCAGCACCAACACAGGTTCTGCAAACGGTGCACTTAGCGTGTCTTCAATTGCGGTAACGGCTACTCTGCCACTGCGTATCGTTGGCATCATGGATGATGCAGCAAACAACGACTACACAGCAGCAGGTATTCCGTTGATCGTTCGTTTGAACGCACATTTCAACGCCAACACAAGCCGTTTTGACTCGCAGACTACTGCGACCTCAACAGGCGTTTAGGAAAGGGGATAGAAAATGGCTATTTCTCGCGCACAACTAGCGAAAGAGCTTGAGCCCGGCCTGAATGCCTTGTTCGGACTTGAGTACGACCGCTACGAAAATGAACACGCTGAAATCTTCGACGAAGAGTCTTCAGATCGTGCATTTGAAGAGGAGGTGATGCTCGGTGGGTTCTCAACAGCACCAACCAAAGGTGAAGGCGCAGCCATCACTTTTGACGATGCTCAAGAGACTTACACAGCACGGTACACACATGAGACAATCGCTCTGGCATTCTCAATCACTGAGGAAGCTATCGAGGACAACTTGTACGACCGTCTGGCATCACGCTACACCAAAGCTCTGGCCCGTTCAATGGCTCAGACAAAGCAGATCAAAGCTGCCGCTATTCTGAACAATGCGTTCAGCGCAACCGGCGGTAATGCGATTGGCGATGGTGCAGCACTTTGTTCAAACGCTCACCCATCATTGTCAGGTAACCAGACCAATATTCTGGCTACTGCGGCTGACCTCAACGAGACTTCTCTTGAGCAGATGCTGATTGACATTGCGGGGCTGACTGACGAGCGTGGTCTGAAGATTGCTGTTCGTGGTACAAAGCTGATTATCCCGAAAGAACTGCAATTCATTGCAGAGCGGGTCATCAACTCAAACCTACGTTCAGGTACAGCGGACAACGACACCAACGCAATGAAGAACATGGGTATGTTGCCAGAAGGGGCAGTGGTTAACCACTTCCTGACTGACACAGACGCATTCTTCATCAAGACAGATGCTCCAAACGGTTTCAAATACTTTAACCGTTCGCCAATCAAGACAGCTATGGAAGGTGACTTTGACACCGGAAATATGCGGTTTAAGGCACGTGAGCGTTACAGCTTCGGTGTTTCTGACTGGCGTTCTGTGTTCGGTACTCCGGGCGCAGCGTAAGCTAGTTAAAATCAATGCGGAAGGGCGGCTTCACAGCCGCCCTTTTTTGTTGTATAGTTTACGTATCCCTGACAGCCGCATGGTGCGGCTGACATTAGCCACGACAGGAGAGACACATGGCTACAACTACTTTCTCTGGACCTATTAAGGCCGGAACTATCAAAAACACCACGGGCACATCCCTTGGGACTAACATTGCAAATGTTGGCCAAGTTGTTATGGCTCAGACTTTTTCAGCAGACCTTTCCGGTGGCGCACTTGCCGCGCAAGTAACGGATGTTGTTATCCCTGCAAATTCCCAGATTATTGACTGTGTGATTGACGTTATTACTGCGGCTAACGCTACCACTAACCTTAGTGTTGGGGATACAGTAGGCGGTGCCTCTACAATTCTGAACACTTTTGCAAGTGGAACAACCGCTGGCCGTAAGTATCCAACAACTGAAGCCGGTGGTGCATTGGCGTGGGAAGACACTGGAACAGCAGACATTCGTTTGACAGTTACAGCGTCTGCGGCAACAACCGCTGGGGAAGTTCGTTTTACAATTCTGTATCAGCAAAACAACAACCTAGCTTAATAGGGGGCTGTAATGGCAGGTTCTGACGTAAAAGCGAAGCGTGTGACGGCAACCGGGTCAGCCGGTGTCGGTCCCGCTCGTATCCGTCAGATACAAGTTTTGACCACAACAGGCACTCCGCGCTTAACCATTACTGACGGTAATGGCGGCGCGACAGTTCTGGACTTGGACTTTCTTGCATCTGACTCACACTCAGTAAACATCCCCGCAGAAGGCATTCGGGTATCAGATATTTATGTATCTGCTTTTACCGCTTGTACTGCTGTGACCGTGTTTTATAATTAAGGAACACTTCTATGGCTGGTTCTGATATCAAAGCAAGCTACATAACTGCTACAGGCACTGTTGCAAGTGGCCCACGGCGGTTAGTTTGTATTCATTACCATACTGGGGGGTCTACAGGTAGCGTTGTTCTGAGAGACGGTGGTGCTTCCGGCACTGCCGTCTTTACATTAGATTTTCACTCAAACGCTACAGGCGATCTCCAAATTGGAGAGGAAGGCGTAAAGTTCAATACTGACATTCATGCCACTTTTACAAATGTTACAAGCATGACGTTTTTCTTTAAGTGAGGAACTATGGCTACCACTAAAAATGTGACTCGAACACCTTCCGGAAGAATTAAATATAGGGGTGAAACTTTTGCTGGATACAACAAACCAAAACGCACTCCCGGAAAGTCAAAAAAGTCTGCTGTTCTGGCTAAAAAAGGAAATCAAATTAAGCTGGTTCGGTTTGGAGATCCCAACATGTCTATTAAAAAAGATCAACCAGCACGTAGATCAAATTTTAGATCAAGACATTCCTGTGACACCGCAAAAGATAAGTTCTCTGCCAGATACTGGTCCTGTAAGGCGTGGTAATATGAAAACAGTAGACGTATTAAAGCTTTTAGAGAAGCATGAAGAAGAATGTAATCGCAGGTATGCCGACATCCAACGTCAGTTGGATAAACTAGACATTCGTTTGTGGGGCATAGCTGTTTTAATTGTAGCCGCAGCAATTGCTCAACGGATGTTTTAATGGCTTACTCTCGCAAATCAAAAAGCGCTTCTTCTAAAAGCAAAGGAAGCAAGATTTGCCCTGAAGGTAAGGCGTGGGCAAAGCGCACGTTTGACACATATCCGAGTGCATACGCAAATCTTGCCGCCTCAAAATATTGTAAAGACCCTAACTACGCCAAAAAGTCTAAAGGTGGCAAACGAAAGGGTAAATAATGGGTAAATTACAGGAGTGGTTAGATGAGGATTGGGTCAGAATTGATAGCTCGGGTAATATTTCGGGTTCATGCGGTACGTCAAAAGATAAGCGTAACCCTGACCGTTGCCTTCCTAGACGTAAAGCTCAAAGTTTATCAAAAGCTGAACGAGCTTCAACAGCGCGTAAAAAGAAGCGTGAAGGAGCTAAAGGAAAGCAGGTTGTGGCAAACACTAAGGCTGCCAAAGTAAAGAAAATGGCTAATGGGGGCGTTGCGGGTTATGAAACTAAAGCGAAACGCAGGTTTCGTGGCAGCAGTATCCCCGGTACGGCTGTCGCGAGAGGTTGTGGCGCGGTTATAAACGGCAGAAGAAAGCGCACTAAAGGGTCAGTGTCACAAGCATGAATATGATTGTTTTTAACACCGGAAAAGAGCAACAAATCTGTGCAGAAATAATTGCGTGGACGGAGCACACACTTAGTAAGCCTAATTCTTTTTACAACAACCTTCCGCCGTGCCCTTATGCACAAAAAGCTTGGACCGATGAAAAGGTAGCTTTACTTTTTAAGTATGACGATAATATGCAGGCTTTGTATAGCACTTTATCTCAGTGGGAAGACAGTTTAGATTTAGTTATTATAGTAGACCTAAATTTCACAGAGGATCCTGACGTTTTTCACGATTACTTACGGGAGTTAAACGAAGCAATATCTATGGGGGTCTTTATAGACCGGGATATGTGGGTCATGGGCTTTCATCCGCATGATGAAGCCAATGATTTCATAGACGACCAAAGCTTTATGCAGGTGGTTGATGATGAGTATGCAATGATTTTTGTGCAGCGTTTATCCAAGGTGCAGGAATCAGCAGACAAACTTGCGGAAAAAGGCTATTATGATAAGTATCTAGAAGAATACAATGCGGAAGAAATTTTTCAGGAAAGATCAGATCTTTACAGGAGATTAAAAAATGGCGATGAAACCACGTAAGATGATGAAAAAGGGCGGCGCAGTCAAGAAGATGCGCGGCGGCGGTATGGTAAAGAAGATGCGCGGCGGCGGTATGGTAAAGAAGATGCGCGGTGGTGGCATGGTAAAGAAGATGCGCGGCGGCGGTATGGTAAAGAAGAAGTAAGATGGCTACATCCGGCAGCACAGATTTTGAGTTAGACGTTTCCGATTACATTGAGGAGGCGTTTGAGCGCTGCGGTCTTGAGGTTCGTACAGGTTACGACCTAAAGTCTGCCAAGCGGTCGCTCAATTTAATGTTGGCTGAGTGGGCTAACCGAGGGTTGAACCAGTGGACAATTGTTCAAAGGACGCAAGCCTTAACCCAAGGAACGGGCAATTACGCTTTAAATAACGATGTTATCGACGTTTTATCGGTAATTGTGCGCCGTAGCGGAACTGACTATTCTTTAGATCGTCTTAGCCGAGACGAATATTTGTCTATTCCGAACAAAACTACTGAAGGAAGAGCAAACCAGTTTTTCTTGGATCGGCAGGTCACGCCAGAATTAAAATTGTGGCCGGTTCCCGAGAATAGCACGGATGTTGTAATTTACGATGCTCTTACTCGCATGGATGATGCGGATACGTTTATTAACACAATGGACATGCCGTTTCGTTTTTATCCGTGTTTAGCCGCGGGATTAGCCTATTATATAGCGGTAAAAAGAGCTCCAAATAGAGTTCAGCTTTTGAAAGCTATTTATGAGGAAGAGTTTGAACGGGCCGCAACAGAAGACCGGGATCGTTCGTCCTTTAACGTAGTGCCGCAATACCAGTATTTTAGGACCACTTAATGGCAAAGTTTGCAAGCGGTAAAGATTCCTACGCTATTTCAGACCGATCCGGTTTCCGGTATCGGTATAAAGACATGCGTAAAGAATGGAACGGCTTGCTAGTAGGAAAAGACGAATGGGAGCCAAAACATCCGCAGCTTGGTCCTTTTCGTAAAGTTGTTGATGCAGAGGCTTTAAAGGATGCACGGCCGGATATAGTGGAGCCGTTTGATGTATATGTAGGGATTCCAACAGTAGAGGCACCTAATTTGCTGCCACCGCAAGGTTTTGGGCAAGTTGGCATGGTTACGGTGACAACATGAGTTTTACATACGCTGAATTACAGCAGGCTATTCAAGATTACACGGAAAACGACGAAACCACGTTTGTTAACAACATTCCTGTGTTTATTAGAAATTCCGAAGAGCGTATTCTCAAAAACGTGCAGCTTAGCTTGTTTCGGAAAAATGTCGCAGGAGCCTTGACCGCTTCAAATAAGTTTTTGGCCTGCCCGTCAGATTTCCTTGCGCCGTATTCCTTGTCATACACAGATGCGAGTAATGACGCTAATTTCCTTGATTTTAAGGATGCGGATTATGTGCAGCAGTTCAATCCGGACCCTACGACGGAAGGCGGTCCGCGATATTATGCTGTTTTTGATATAACTAACTTTATTATCGGGCCGACACCGGATGCAAGCTACGCGGTAGAGTTGCATTATTTTTATCGCCCTGCCAGTTTGACAGCGGGTGCGGGAACTGGAACTACATGGCTTAGTGAAAATGCTGAGCTAGCTATGCTGTATGGTAGCTTGATGGAAGCTTATATATTTATGAAGGGCGAACCTGATATGCAAGCGCTGTACGAAAAGCGGTTTAGTGAGTCTATTATGGGTCTGAAGATGTTTGGGGAGTCTAAAGAGGTAACCGACGAATATCGGACAGGAAAGATAATTAGGCCGAAACAATGATAAAAGCTTTAGAAGTAGACATCCCTGCGGATTACAAAGTTTTGGTAGAGACCACCGAAAAACGAGGGTTTACGCCAGAAGAGGTTGCAGAACGCTGTGCAGACAGGATCATTCAAATATCGGACACCGCTCATCCGGGCATCCGCGACCAAGCTCATGCGTTTAGACAACATATGGTCAAGGTTTTAGCTTTTTACATGCGTGAAGCAATAAAAAGTGATAGAACTACAACATATAACGCCCTATCAGAGGCAGGTTATAAAGAACTTGCTGAACAACTAAGGAGACTGTGACATGGCATTTACGGGCAATTTTATGTGCACCAGTTTTAAGCAAGAGCTTTTGACTGCAACGCACGATTTCACAAACAGCACTGGTAACACTTTTAAACTAGCGCTCTACACGAACAGTGCATCTTTTGATGCGTCAACAACAGCGTATACCGCAACTAACGAGGTTTCTGGAACCGGCTACTCAGCGGGTGGGGGCACTTTGACTAATGTTACCCCAACAACCAGCGGAACAACAGCTTTGACAGATTTTGCTGATTTGACGTTTTCTTCGGCTACTATTACGGCGCGGGGCGCACTTATTTATAACGACACCGCAGCAGGAGACCCCTCTGTAGTTGTTCTAGATTTTGGTGCGGACAAAACATCTACCGCGGGTGATTTTACCATTGTTTTTCCAACGGCTGACGCAAGCAACGCGATTATCCGGATAGCCTAACTATGGCAGACGTTATCGTTCCAATAGGCGGCTGGGGCCGCTCTGGTTGGGGCGAAGGCCCGTGGGGGCAAAGCGGTTTTCCGTTTTCCACCGCATCTGTCGGCGCTGTCACAGTCACCGCAGAAGCAAACGCTCCTGTAACGGGTTTGCAGGCTACGGGAAACGTAGGAACTATTACAGTAGTTGCCGAAGCTAATGTAAACGTAACCGGCGTATCGGCATCTGGCGCGGTTGGCACTACAACAGTAGTTGCCGAAGCCAATGTTTTCCCAGCAGGGGTAGAGGCTACTTCTGGTGTTGGTACAGTAGCCGTAGTTGCCGAAGCCAATGTAAATGTAACTGGGCTGTCGGCTACAGGCGCTGTTGGCGCAGCCGCAGTAACAGGTGACGCTACTGCCCCGGTAACAGGTTTGTCGGCATCTGGTAATGTTGGGGCGGTAACGGTTAACGCGGCGGCTAATGTTTCGGTAACCGGGCTTTCTTCTACGGGTCAGGTGGGTACGGCTACTGTTAACGCGGCAGCCACTGCCCCGGTAACGGGGTTATCCGCATCCGGTAATGTTGGGGCGGTCACTGTTGTAGGAAAAGCTAACGTCGTCCCAACGGGAGTTGCAGCTACGGGAGTCGTAGGCACCGTAGATGTCACTTTTGGCATTACTGTTTTCGCAACGGGAGTTTCTGCGGCAACTGCCGTTGGAACAGTAACCACGACCGCTGCTTCAAACGTGTACCCCGCGGGTATCGCAGCGACTGGAAATGTAGGACAGGTCTTAGTTTGGGGAACTATTGTGCCAAATCAAAATGCAGGGTATAATACGATCAGCCCAAGTCAGACGCCAGCTTGGTCAGACGAAACTCCGTCACAGACACCGGGTTGGGGTCAAATAGCAGCTTAGAAGGGTTAAAAGAATGGCAAGCACATATACGGTTAACATTGGTATTGAGAAACCGGGGACCGGGGATCAGTCCGGCACATGGGGCAACACTACCAACACCAATTTTGATATTATTGACCAAGCAACAAACGGAATTGCTACGGTCACGTTAGCTGCTGCGGGCACTTCGGGTTCACCCAACACGCTGCTAATTAACAATGGCGCACTGTCTGATGGGCGCAATCGCTTTATTGAGTTTAATGACGGCGCGGATTTAGGCGCAACAGCTTATGTGCAGCTTGATCCAAACGATGCCGAAAAGATTGTACACATCCGCAACAGCTTGTCTGCTTCACGCAGCCTTATTCTTTTCCAAGGCACATATAATGCTTCCAATGATTTTGAGGTAGAGAACGGGCATGATGTTCTCGTAAAGTTTGATGGTGGTGGTACAGGCGCAACTGTAACGCAGGTGCTGTCCCAAGTACAAATGGGCGGTATC